TGTTTCACCAGAATTAACTACAAGATTACGACATACTATTATATCAGTTGATGGTGATGATTCACAATCTACAATAAATAACTTTGTTCAAAATTTACTTGCAAGAGATTCAATGTATTTAAGAAAAGAAATAAGAAGAGTAACACCTGATATAGAACTTTCACAGGAAATAGAAATTGGAGGAGAAACTGTCAAGGTAGATATACCGATGACAGTTGGGTTTTTTTGGCCTGAGTCCTAAAGACAAACCTAAGATTCACGAACAAATATTTCAATTAATGTATTATGGAAAAGGTTTCACACATTCCGATGTATATGATATGCCTATATATTTAAGAAATTTCTATTACAAACAATTATCAGATACTCGTAAAAAAGAAAATGATGAGATGAAAAAAGCTAATCAAAAAGCAAAATCATCAAAACCCTCAATGAATCCAAGATTTAAAAGGTAATTTTCTACATATTTGATATTTATATATGAATAGATACACCCAAATAGGAGAGTAATGTGTCAAAGAAAAAGTCATATATGAATGGTAAAAATATAATCAAAGAAGGTTTCTTTGAAAAACTACTTAAAAATTTATTACCCTCAAGTGCTAAAAAAGCAATCACAACTGCCTATATAAAAAAGAAAAAATCAGACATACAAAAAGCTGAACAAGACTTAAAAAAATCTTACGAAAAAAGTGAAAAATTATATCAAGACGCTAGAAAACATTTTAAATCCAAAGGAATTGATTTACCAGCCTCTGGTGATAAAAAAGCTAGAAAAGAATTTTGGGATAAAATCTTCAAGGAGATTAAATAGTGGCTAGAGATTATGTAAGAGATAAAGAAGCTGTTCAGGATTTAAATAAAGAACTCATCAGAGGTGAAGACTTTATTAGAAAACAAGAAGGAGCTGCTGCAAAACTATTAGATACAATAGGTGGTATAAATCAAGCACTTAAAGCTAGTGGAGATTTTTCAGAAAAAAATAAAAAACAAGCTGATTTACTCGCAGGTGCTGGACAAGCTAGTTTAAAATTTGCACAATCTAAATCTAAAAAAGATAAAGAATCTTTTGATAAAATTGTTCAAAAATATAAAGTCTATAAAGATTTGGGTGGTGAACAAATAAAAGAACTCGATACCTTAATTAAACAAACTGATGAAATCAAAACACAACAAAGTTTGTTAGATAAAATAAATATTAGTCAAGAGGATATAACAGACGCTTTAAAAGACCAAGTCCCATTTGGAAAACAACTTTCAACCCTATTTAGTAAAAAAGCAAAAGGTGCAGCTAAAGTCGCTGCAGCTTTAACCATTGGTACAACAATATTAAAAAACTTTGCTGCTAAAACAGCAGTTATTGGGGAAGAATTTGGTGCACTTGGAATGCAAAGTGGAGAATTTAAGTCAACTCTTTTGTCTTCAGAAGTAGGTGCACAAAGACTTGGAATGGGTATGAAAGATGTTGCTGATGTAACAAAAGAATTAACAACAAATTTTGGATTCACAAACCTTGAAGCAGCTAATTTATCAGGTAAAGTATTGGATACTTCAAGAGCTCTTGGATTAAGTACTTCTGAAAGTGCAAAATTATTTGGTACATTAATTAACATTGGTGGATTATCAGCAGAAACTGCAGAACAATTTTCAGAATCTGCAGCTCAATTAGCTAAAGCAAATGGGGCAGCACCAACTGTTGTTTTAAAAGACTTAGCTGACTCTTCTGAAACAATCGCTAAGTTTACTGGTATGACACCTGACAATTTAGCAAAAGCTGCAATTCAAGCTAATAAGTTAGGATTAAGTTTAAAAGATATTGGTGGTGTGGCTGAAGGATTATTAGATTTTCAAGGTTCATTAAATAAGGAAATAGAAGCGTCAGTATTACTTGGTAGAAATATTAATTTACAGAAAGCACGAGAGTTAGCTTTAAACAATGATTTACAAGGTGTTGCAGTTGAAATAACAAAACAAGTTGGTAGTGAGGCTGAATTTAATAAATTAAATTTAATACAGAGAAAAGCTCTTGCTGAATCAATTGGGTTAAGTGTAGAACAATTATCTAAAGTGGTTACAAATCAAGACAAAGTTAAAAGTATAAATGACGCGATAGCAGGTACAGATACATTTGGAGATTTACTTGGTAGAGATTCATTAGATAATATAACTAAAATAGTAAATGATTTTAAAGCTATTGGGGCTAATTTAGTCAATACAATAGGCCCTGCAATATCTTTCATAGCTGGTGGAATTGCTTCATTTACAGGATTCTTAGCAGAATCACCATTTTTGATTAAAAGTATAACGGCAGCATTATCAATATTAGCTGCAAGGTCAGTTATGACAGCAATTGGTGCAATTTTTACAGGTTTAGGACCATTAGGACTTATTGGTATTCCACTTGCGATGGGTGCAATTTCAATGATGAAAACAGAAGTATCAAGTGCTAAAACTATGGCTTCAGCACAAGAAGGTGGTATCACAACACAAGAAGGTTTGGTTAATGTTCACCCACAAGAAGCAATTGTTCCAATTGAAAAATTAGGTGGAATGATTAAAGATGCTATGAGGCCTGTGGTTGAAGAAAATAAAAGAATGAGAGAACAAAACGATACATTGATAGCTGAAACCAGAAAACAAGCTGGAAGATTTGCTACAGCTATGGAGGGTTTATCGTAATGGGTTTAGAAAAATTAAAAAGTATATTTCAAACTGGTTTAGATGGAAATATTAAAAAATTTAAACAAATTACAGTCACTAATGTTAATCGAACAAATTTTTTCAATGAACCACCACAACCTACAATTCATATTGCAACAAATCCAACAGACTTCTCAACAGCTAATGGAAATAATAACTTGTCATACACACCATTGACATTTAATAATAATGGAACAACTTTTTTCAATACACCACCTCGTCCAACACAATTTCTTGCTACAAACCCAACAGATTTTTCAACTGCAGTTGGTAATAATGATTCAGCATTTACACCATTAAGTCAATTAGGACAATCTGCTCTTGATGGTTTAAGTTGGGAATCATTATATAATTCAAACCACACACCATTAAATAATCCACAACATAAAGGCCTTAGTGTTGTAAATTATGGGCCAAATGTCAATAGGGATAAATTAGATATAAGAAATAACCAAAGTAGAGTAAGTATATTTAGTCCATCGAGAACACAATTGTTAGGTTTTGGTGCTGGTGAACCTTATATGGTAAGTGAAATACCAACCTCTGATGGGTCGATGAGTGGTGGGCGACTTATGAATTTTGGTAGTCGAGACGTTCCAATTGTAAGAGCAGTAAATGATGGAATTAGACTTGGTAAATATTTATCATCACCATCAGGTTTATTGTTTATTGCAAAACAAAACTTATTGGGATTAGCGTCTAAAAGTGAAGCTCCATTACTACAATCAGATGGTGGTCACGCCAATACAATGGTTTCACCTCAAAGATTTAATACTTTTTATAATCCGTTATCAACTTTAGGTGCAGCAGCTGGTAGATTATTAGGTCCACAACCAAATGTTTTAATTAGAAAGGATACACTTTTACCTGGTACTTTAGGAGTTCAAAAATCTTATGGTGTTGGTAGTGGAACTACAGGTGGTGTAAGTTATGATGTTAATATTAGTTTTACTGGTGGAGATGGTTTACTTAGTCCAATAACTGATGCTAGTACAAGTTTTCCAATTGCAGCTGGAGTTAAATTCAAAACACCTGGTTTAAGGTCTGGTGACGCTATGACTTTAGCTGATATGATAACAGGTGTAAATTTAGATTCAACTGGTATCACAACAGTATCTACGGATGAAAATGGATTACCAAGTGGGGGTTTAAACAATCCATTTGTAAATGTTGAAAAAGTACAAAATGGAATGCCATTTTACTTCAAAGATTTAAGAGACAACACTTATATATTTTTTAGAGCATATATTGAAGGATTATCAGAAAACATTTCACCAGGTTATAATCCAACACAATACATTGGAAGAAGTGAACCTGTTTATACTTATACTAATACTGAAAGAGAAATCAGTATGACATTAAAATTATTTGCACAAACAAAAGATGAGTTAAGTATGATTTATAAAAAAATGAATAAATTAACATCATTATGTTATCCTGAATATTTTGAAGATGAAGGAGTTAGTTATGGGAATAGAATGAAAGCACCTTTAACAAAATTAAGAATAGGTGAAATGTTTGGAAATAATAATTCTGAACTTCAAGGATATATAAAATCATTATCTTATTCAGTAGACCAAACTTCACCATATGAAACAGAAGTTGGAAAAAGAGTTCCAAAATATGTAACAGCAACAATTGGTTATCAAGTTATACATTCATCAGTTCCAAATCTTGAAACTAAATTTTATGGATATATCGGAGATTAAAAATGTCAAGATATAAATCTACAGATAAAAACAAAAAAAATAAAAAAAATTATTATCAAACAACCATTTACAAAAAAGTAAATGAAAAAAATAGTGATGGATATTTCATAGCTACGGAAGGTGATAGGTGTGATAATTTAGCAAATAGGTTTTATGGTGATTCATCATTATGGTGGTTCATAGCAAGAACTAATAATCTAACCACAAACAACATACCAGCAGGAACATCAATCAGAATACCAGCCACTACAGAAGACGCTGAGGGTAGTTAAAAATGTCAATCAATAAAAGAATTTTTGGAACACCTTTAGAAGGTATTGTCAGAGATAAATTAGAAGCTAGACAAGGTGAAACTGTAAATTTACAACCAGGACAATCTTTAGAAGGTAGGAATGTAGCAGTATCTAATTATGATTATGCTAGTAAATTACCATTTGTAAGAATGTGGACATCTATTAAAATTTGTGAATTAGAGGAAATTGAAAGAATACCAGCTGAAGACCTCCAAACACCAATTGATGATGAAACTTTTAAAAATTTAAGAAAAAAAGCTATTAAGGACAAAAAACTTGATATAGAATTAAATAAAACAAGAGTTAAAGAGATAAAAAGTGAAGATGGTATCCTTGAACACTACGCGATTGTAACTACGAGAGACCAACAAGCATTTGACCGTAAAATATATGAAATAGGAAATCATAATTATTTAAAAAATTATGGTGAAGTTAAACCAAATGAAGCTATGACTGTTACCAATCAAGAAGGTGAACAACAAACTTTATCATCTGCGACATTTGCAAATGAATCAGAAAAAAATCCATTAATGAAACCACAATCAGGTATTACATCTATAACATCTGAAACAGAAGGTTCATTAGGTTTAATAAAAAAAACAATTGTAAATTTTGTAGTTCATAACTTTTATGATTTCGATAATATATTTTCAAAATACTTTTTAGCTCCAGGTGCCCAAATATTTGTAGATTTTGGATTTTCAGACATACCTAATTTATATAGACCTGAAGATTTAATTACTTTTGCTGAACAAGACAATGGTGGTTTACAGAAATATTTGTATGATGAAAAAGAAGGATTTATAACAAAAAATCAAGGTGATGTTGAAGTACTACAAGGAATAGTTACTGATTATAGTGCTACAATACAAAAAGATGGTAGTGTAAATTGTTCAGTTACCTTAACATCAAAAAATAGTGCACTACTTAGTTTCACAACTGATGATGACATTGTAATGAGAGTAAAATCTATTTTAACAAGGGGTGTTTTGTATTTAGGTTTAAGGGCAGTGGTTGGAAATTTAGATGAAGATGGTAATTATGAAGATGATTCAGATAAAGATTTAGAACAATTAATGTCAACACCAAATGCTGATACGCCATCAGACACTATTGAAACTTATAACAAAAATTTATTGATATTAGCAAAACAAGAATTGTCAGGTGAATCTGGTCCTGAAGGAAATTCAATTAGGACAGGTGTTTTTGTAGAAAATTTAAATGCAGATAACACTTTTATAACTTGGGGATTGTTTGAAGATTTAATTATTAATTCTCAATTTGGTTTTGGAAAAGATAATAATGATATAGTCAATGGTAAAAATTTACAAGTTAAAATGAACTCACCAAATTCATTTACACGATGGGATCAGCAGAATAGAGAAAAACAACATATTTTATTTCAAGTACCAGAAGATGTACCAACTTTTACGTTTCCTGAATGGTGGGGTGGTGATGAACCAGGCAATTTTGAAGAAGGTGGTTCTTATTCATATCAAAAAGGAAAATTACCAGAAATTATTGAACGTGATGAAAAAGGAACTGTAATTTCTACTAAATCTTACCAAACTGGTGAATTAACAACTGCTGATGATATAACAAAAGGTAGAATACCAATCAGAGAAGTTTTCATTAATGTGGATATGATTGTAAAAGCTTTTGAACAAAATGATAGCGTTAAAAAAGTAATACAAGAAATTTTAGAAAATTTAAATAAAGAAAGTAATGGTTTATTTGATTGGAGAATGAAACAAGGTGAAACAGATGCTGAAATAGAAATCATTGATGTGAATTACACAATCACATCTGAAAATGCAAATTTTAAAATAGAAGATGAACCATTTTTTATATTTAATGTTAATTCTCCTAACTCAATGGTTAAAGATTATAATTTAGATTTTAAAATGCCGTCAGGTAATATTGGTAATATGTACGCTATACAAGGATTAGGTACTGGTGACACTATATTTACAACAAACAAAGCTGTTCAAGAGGCAATGGCCGTAAATGCACTTGATAAAGATTTATTACAAATCATATATGAACCTGATGTGGGTAATTATAGAGCTGAACAATTATTAGACGAACCTAAAGTTGACTCTGAAACATACAATGTGTTTACATCAGTTGACAATTTGTTTGATAACAATGTTTATAAAATATCAACAACAGATAGTCCTAATATAATAGAAGGTACTGAATTACAATTAACAGATGAAAAAGCTCTAACCTCAGCTGAAGATAATCAACCAAAATTAACAGCTAATGAAATAATGAAAACAAGTAATCGTACTCTTGAAGCTGGAGGTTATAAAATAGCTAAAACTTTTAAAGAATATTATAATTATAAAATAAACGCAGGTACTCAAGAAAAAATACCAAACTTATTACCATATACTTTAAATTTAACAATTTTAGGTATTGGATCACTTACTGTTGGTGATACGTTTAAAATAGATTATTTACCCAATAGGTATCAAGAATCAAGTTATTTACAAATAGTAAAAATATCTCACGATATTGGACCAGGTGGTTGGTATACTTCACTGGATACACAATTCAGATTATTACCTGAAAAAACTAATCAAATAAATAATACTAATCAGAAAAATAAAATCAGATTATCCCCAAGTATTTTAACTAATTTAGGTTTTGAAGATAAAATTCAAGCTGAAGATGGTTGGAAAGATAAAAACGTGAAAATAGCTGATTTTGCACCTTATATGACTGATATTGAAATAGAATATGAACCAAGTTGGGCAATTGACTATGCTTTAAATTTCAAAATTGCTAAAGAATTAGAAGCTGAAAATTTAGGAGAGGGTGTGATTCAAAATCACGAAGGCAATTTTTATGCACAATATATAGGACCAAACATTGGTGATACATCAACACCTTTGATGGATGCTAATTTAAGAAGTGTTCAAGGATCTACAAATGATGATGATTTTTATAACCAATACTCCAAAACCAAATCTGAAGGATTAGGATACCACTATGATGGAGGTGTAAGTGCTAAACTATTAGCATACTCATATATATTTAAAATTTGGCCACCTGATATAAAATTAAGACCTGGTGATAAATACACAATGTTAGTGTATAATGATAAAATAGCTATATTAGACCAAAATAATCCATATTATAATAAAACTTATAAATTTTTTCAAAAATTTGTAGGACCTCAAAGTGGACCAATAATATCAAGTGGTGGTTCTGGAACATATGTTGGTGGTGGAGCAGGCGATAGTGGTATAGATCCAGCAATTGAAGAAAATTAATAAAAAGCTTGTTTTATTCAAATAAATGTTATATATTGAGATACGATGTATTGTGTTATACCTATATTTAAAGAACCATTCTTACATCCATTACACGAAAACAATGGATTATCAGCCTTATGGTGTCAACCAGAATCTGCAGAAGACTCATTCTTCATAATAGAAAAACATCCTGATTCAGATGACATACTTCAAGATTACAAATGGTTAGATGAAGAACTCATTATGACTCCTGACAAAAAAATATTAAATCATTTCTATGAATTTAAAGATGTAGTGGATAAAAACTTTATTTGGTGGAATGAAACAGGTAAACCATTTGATAAACATATAACCAACAATGCCATAGATTTCTTGAGTAACAAGTTCTACAATGTTAAAAAACTTAACGAAATCATACCATTATCGAAACATAATG